GGCGGGTACCTTTTAGGCAAGTTGGGAATGAGAAAAGGCATTGACCTTATTTATCGTCATGCTGCCGGCGGCATTTTAACTAGACCTCACCTGGGCCTTGTTGCCGAAGCCGGGCCGGAGGCGGTTATCCCGCTGTCTTCTCGGCTAAGAAGCCGGGCATTGGTGCTGTGGGAAGAAACAGGCAGAAGGTTGGGGGTTAGGCCGAATACTGAAGGCGGATTTGCCGGGCCTGTATCGGTAGCGGTTCCTGCAACGGCTGGCGTTGCTGGCTTCGGGGCGGCAGCTACCGTAACTACCGGGCCAATCAATGTAACGCTAAATGTATCTGCTTCCGGTGGTCAGGATGTGCTCCAGGTCATCAGGACAAACTATAGGGTAATAGCAGATGAAATCTCAGATGCGGTAGCCAGCGGACTGAAAAGTGTTTTTCAAAATATGACAAAATAACCGCCCCTTAACTGGGGCAGTTATCATTTTTCCAAAATTTCAACATTATGTTTTGAAGCTAATTCTTGAAGTTTATTGTGAAAATTTCTAATTTCCTTTCGTCCTTCGTTTAGCTTTTCATTAGCTTGAACCACTAGGTTTGCATCTTGATTAAAAATCGCCGCAGATATTTGCACTATAGCATTATATTGTTTATTGACTGCACCAATGTAGAGTTCATGTAATTCCCTAACTTCTGATGTCTTAGGTTGGATAGCTTCCAGTTTTGAGATAAAGTTTCTGTATTTAGGTATGACTTTTCCAGTAATTACTTTATATGTTTCAAGGTCGTTTTTATAATTGGGCCCTGTTACACTTTCATAATCCTTTAAAACCTCGCTCTCTAGATCAGCTAATTCCGGCATTTCGTTATTAAGGTAATTGAGTAAGTCTTGTTGCACCGGATCCTGACCACAACCAAAAAGGAATAAAGTAATCATGATAATTATTGAGGCAATTTTAGGTTTCAAAATATGACCCCCTTTTAGCTTTTTAGTAATATTGGGTTTTATTCGGCATAATGAAAAATATTCCTTTGTTGAATTTCAATGGAAATTATCATATTTAGTGGGAATGGGGCGATTATTATGGATTTTTATCTTACGGCGCCATCAGGGCACCGTATTCATTTTCCGATAAACCCTGAGAAAATAACCTGCCAGACGGGGAACAGGATACAGACGTTCGACGTGATCTCGCTAGGTACGATAGCCTTACCTCGGGGCACGGTTCCGGTAAAATTTACCTTTGATGGTTTCTTCCCCGGGGAGGCACGGAAGGATGCTTCCTACGTGAAGGACTGGCGGCCGCCGAAAGAACTGGTTGGGTTGATTTCTATATGGCGCAACCAGGGGGCGAAGCTGCGCCTGCTGGTAACCGAAACACCTATTAACCATGACGTCTATTTTGACGGCGAGGACAGCTTCCAGCACGAATGGCGGGGCGGCTACGGCGACTGCTGGTACTCTATTCGACTGGTGCAGGCGCGGGAAATGGTCGTACTAACCGACACGGAAAAGCAAGCGGCGCAATCCACTGTTGCCGTAGCCGGGCAGAAAACCGCTCCCAAAAGGCCGGCACTGCCTCCGCCCAAAACGTACACGGTTAAGCCGGGCGACACGTTGTGGGCGATAGCGAAGAAGGCGTTGGGCGACGGGAGCAAATGGAAGGATATTTATAATGCAAACAGGAGCATTATTGGGGCTGACCCGAACCTCATTAAGCCCGGCCAGCAGTTGCGTATTGCCTAAAGGCTGGTGGTGCCATTGATATACGTTTCCAAAGTCGAATACTTACCTTTGCTGCTTACCCCTTCGGGCGAGAGATTGAATTTTTCACCTTTTTTGCGGGGGCTTGAATGGGAAGAAAACAACGGTGAGCTGGCTGTCAGACTTGAAGCGGAACTGCAGAACATACAACTTCCCGGCAGTAAGTGGTTACACCAGGTTTTATCTCTCGGGGGACAGGTATTCTTGTACTCCGATTGGGGGAGTGGCATGCAGGAAGTATTCCGGGGTACGGTATTTTCCTGGGATTATCGCACTGACCCTCTTGGGCATTTTACGATTACGGCTTATGACCAGCTTATCTACCTGACCAAAAGCAAGGATGATAGGTATTACAAGACCGGGACGACGGCAAAAGCTATAATCCAGGACGTAGCCAAAGCATGGGGAATTCTCCTGGGTACCGTGCAGGGGCCGGATGTGGCCCTGGCGAAGCAGGTATTCAGGAGGGACACCCTTGCGGACATGATTTTCTCCGTGCTGGAGCAGGCAAAGAAACGCGGTGCTGGTAAATGGATCGTGCGGAGTAAACAGGGCAAAATAGACGTAATCAGGCCGGGGCAGAACAGCCCGGTTTATTGTTTTGCCGTCGATACGAACGTGAGCAGTATAGAGGACCACCAGGACATAGAGGAATTGGTGACGCGGGTTAAGATTATAGGGGCCGAGGACAAGGAAGGCCGGGCGCCGGTGGTGGCGCAGTTGGACGGCAGAACGGAATTTGGCGTTCTCCAGGAAGTGATCTACCAGCGGCAGTACGATAACCTGGCAGCGGCCAAAAGCGCGGCCCAGGATATTTTGAAAGAGCGGGGGCAGCCGAGGCGGAAACGCAAAGTGCAGGCCCCGGATCTTCCTTTTATTCGCAAAGGGGATAAGGTGAAGGTCGTCGCAGGCACGTTGAACGGGTACTATATTATCTCTAGCGTTGTACACGATGCCACAAACCGCACCATGACCCTGGAGGTGGAGGACGTTGGCTAACAGCGGCGCAAGCAAGCTGGCCCAGGTGATAGCGGAGCGAATAGCCAGCCAGACCCGGTGGCCCGACGCGCTGGAACTGGGCACTATCCAGGACGATATGAGTCTGAAACTGGACAGGTTTGCGGTGCCGATACCAAAAGGAGATTATTTGATGTGCCGGAGCCTAACGCTTCCCGACCCCATGACTGCGACTGTCGAGGGCCAGGGCACACACCCTCACGGTCCGAGCGGCGGCCACACGCAGTATAGCGGCGATGGTGTTCATAGCCACCCGAACACCGAAGGGGCGCATATCCACGATGTGGTTCGTCCTGCTCAACTTGCACCATTGGCTCCTGGGGACCGGGTGCTAGTTGCCTGGGTAAATGACGGTACCGACCCTGTAGTAATTGATGTGGTGGTGAGCAGCTAATGCCAAACCTGTATCCGGTTTTCGACATGCCGGAAATTATAGAGCAGCAGCAAACAGAGCCAGAGCCCAGGTATGGGAAAAGCTGGCTCTTTGATTTTAAAAAAGGAGATTTTGTGGTGGATGGTGCTGGCCGGCTAGTCGAAGCTGACGGGCATACCGCCTGGGTGCAGTGGTGCGTCAAAACGGTACTCACGGAACGGTTTGCTCATGTAATCTACAGTAGCGATTATGGCGCAGAAATCGAGCAATCGCTAAAGCAACCGTCAAGGAAAGCAGTCGAAGCGGAGTTGGAGCGGGTGATCACGGAAGCCCTGCTGGTGGACCCGAGAACTGGGCTGGTGAAGGACTTTGAATTCGAATGGGAAAGGGATACTGTGAAAGTGACATTTACGGCCGTGCCGGTTGTCGGCCCACCAGAGCAGATGGAGGTGGTGCTGGGTGGCTGAACTGCCGGAATACCTGAACGACCAAACCTTTGAAATCATACTCCAGCGGATGCTCGATGCAATCCCAGACGACATCGATAAGTCTGAAGGCTCTTTTATTTACGATGTCTTAGCCTCCGTTGCCGCCGAACTTGCTCAGGCCGCCATTTGGGCGCAGGAAGTATTGCGGCGGGGCTTTGCGCAGACTACTTTCGGGCAATATCTTGATTTACGTTGCGCCGAGCATGGACTTACACGGAAGCCAGCAGTGAAAGCCACTGGGCAGGTAGTCTTTACCGGTATTCCTGGCACGGTTATCCCTGTCGGAACCCAAATGAGTACGGTAGGAAGTGAAGCGACACCGGCAATATTTTTCGCGACAACTGAAGAAGTGACGATTGGAGAGGACGGCACGGCTACAGCGAACATCGAGGCGGTGAAAGCAGGGACAAGTGGCAATGTCGCAGCAGGCGCGATAAGCTTGCTGGCGCAGCCTCTTTCCGGGGTGGTTGAAGTAACTAATCCAGAACCTACTAGCGGTGGAACCGATGAGGAGAGCGATGAGGAACTTTTGCAGCGACTGCTAGAACGTATGCAGCGACCGCCGGATACTGGCAACAAATACGATTATGTTCGCTGGGCGAAGGAAGTGCCGGGTGTCGGCGACGCTATTTGCATTCCACTCTGGAACGGGCCGGGTACGGTGAAGGTTGTAATTGTAGACAGCAATGGTGCGCCGGCCAGCCAAGAGTTAATTGAAGCAGTGCAAGATTATATTTCCCCTGCACCAGAGACCGGAGAAGGGCGCGCGCCGATAGGGGCAAATGTTACTGTCTCCGCCCCGGAAACCGTGCCGATAAACGTCTCGGCTACCTTGAGTTACACTCAGGGATACGACCCCGCCACAGTGCAAGCTGCTGTGGAAGAGGCGGTAGAAAGCTACATCAACAGCCTCAAAATCGGCGAAGACGTGAAGTATTTCGGCATTGCCAACGCTATCTACATCACGCCTGGTGTCGAGGACTGCATCGATCTTTTGGTGAACGGCGGTACAGATAATGTAGCAGTTTCAGATGAAGAAAAAGCCATTAAAGGGGCGGTGACCCTAACATGAATTCTGAACACGGGAAGAGAATGCTGGGCTACCTGCCCGACTACTATGCGGCCAGCAGGGTAATGCAAGTGGTATTGGAAGCGCAGGGGCAGGAGATCGACGGCATTTATGGTGCTCTAGACGACATCCCACGACAGTTTTATGTGAAAACGGCCACCTGGGGCCTGCGGTACTGGGAAGAAGCTTGCGGAATACCAGTGAACGAAGCCGACACAATAGAAACCAGGCGGGCAAGGGTGCTGGCAAAGTTACGTAGGTATCCCTCGGCCCGGCGGCACGACATCGAGCAGATTATTGCGGCTTACATGACTGAGCCATTCGAGATAGTAGAGCATTACAGCGAATACAAGTTCACGGTGAAGCTTCCAGTTGACGGTATTATCGATGCCGAAGCCGCCTTCAGGAACCTATGCCACAGCGTTGAAGAAGCAAAGCCAGCACATCTGGAGTTCTTCCCTACGCTGACAGCTGAGTTCGAGAATGTGCATGATTTGGCGCTAAGTCAACTGCTACAATTTGCGGTATTAGCAACTATCTTCACTTATCGGGAGCTTTACTTAGACGGTACTTTCTTGCTCGATGGCACTTATCCGCTTGCCTTCATCGTCCGGGAACCAGACATACCTAATCTGGAACTGCTGCTGCTTGGTGATGTAAGCAACGAAATAACCCACTACGGACAGATAGCTCTTATTTCCCAACTTGGTGCAGAAAAAACAGAAGGGATGGCAACAGGGCTGTGGTTCTGGAATGAACTTTCAAAGGAGGAAGCAGCTGCAGTAACTTGCAGGTCACAGCACACCAATAGCTTCTACATCAGTGCCGAATGGGTGAAAATTAACCGTCCTCTCTGGTATCTTGACGGCATCTACGCCCTGGACGGCGAGAAGAAGCTGGACGCAGGGCTAACAATAGAGCAACTGAACTAAGGAGGTGAAGTTAGAAAGTGGCAAATTCGGTTACTACCACCTACGCCCGCCAGCAACTGGCAAAAGCCCGGGCAGGAGACGGAACAGTGACGAAGGTCACGCACATGGCATTCGGTAACGGGGGGGTGGATGAGCAAGGCCAGCCTAAGCCGCCGCAACCGGATGAGACGGGTCTCTATAACGAGATATATCGCAAGCCGGTGGACGGGCACAGTTACCCGTCCGCTACTGTTTGTAGGTACACGTGCACCCTGCTGGAAAATGAACTGGTGGATCAAACAATAAACGAAATAGCACTTTTTGATGAGGCGGGGGAAATGGTCTGCAAGAAAACGTTCAAGAACAAAGTGAAGGACGGAGACATGAAGATGACCTTTGAGATTGATGACATTTACTAGGAGAGGTGAGGAGTTTGGAAGGCCAGCACACAGTTTACCCTGATTACAGCGAATATTTGCCTAAGCTAACCACGGCGGACCGTGCCCACGCAGACGTTTTCAATGTTCTATTTCACCGGCTCATCAACAACGACGCCTGGCTGAAAGCCTTTATCGATGTCCTGATGAAAGCTACCACCGGCCATAAACACACTGGCGTTGACGGCGACGGCCCACAAATAAGCACGTCCGGCATTGCCGATGGCGCGGTAACTCTGCCCAAGATGACCTGGGGCGGGGAGTTTGAACTGGTTCTCAATGAGGTTGATAACAGTCTCGATTTTGAGCGTCCGGTGGACGGGATACCTTACATCAGGACGGATAATACTTTCTCCGGGACGCTCGACCACATCGAATACGTGTAGGGGGGATGTAAATGGCGCAGGTATCTTTAGGAACACTGCGGGATTACTGGGCGAACAAGCCCGTAACGGCAACGATGCAAAATGCTGCCACCGGCACAGGCAACGGCACTGACTTGGACGTGGCTGGCTACGGCGTGGCATTATTGCACGTCACTGGAACTTTTGAGGCAACCATCACGGTCCGGGGTAGTGTGGATGGGATTAACTTTTTCGATTGTCCGTGTGAGGAGATTATTACCGGTGTAAGGTCTACCACTATCACTGTTCCGGGCGTTTACCGGGTGAACTGCCTTGGTCTGCAGAAGTTGCGCGCAGCCATTACCAGCTATACTTTCGGGAGCGTGACTGTATACGGTTCTGCGGAGCCGTTTCCGGTGTTCACCGGCAATCTTCAACTAACGGGCAATTCAATACAAGACTCTCAAGCCATTCCGATGACGCAGGCACAGAAGGATATTGCAGCACGAGCTTATGAAAATATTATTGATACTATTGGAGCAGAAAACATCTTGTGTCTATTGCCAATGTGGGAAACCGAAGGAGATACTTTATATGACTTGTTACGGCGAGATTTAAAATTTAAGGTTGTTGGAGCAACACTAAATCAGCCAGGATTGTTAAATCAATGTGTTACTTGTGATGGAGTTAATGATTATATTAAACAGGAAGCAGCAACAGAAAATTTAGTGGCTGATACTGATTTAGGTTTAATGAGTAGCACACATATAGCGGCTCAGAGGTTTAATGTTTTTTCAGGCAAAGTAGCATTAGTTGTATTAAAACTTAGGAAGGTAGGTTCTCCTGATAGTGCTGTAATTCAACTTGAGATTCAAGAAGACAATGGGGGTCAACCTTCTGGGGTTGCGGTAGCAACAAGTGATATTTTAGCATTGAGTTATTTAAGAACAGGTTATGAATATCATGGTTTTGTGTTTTCTACTCCTTATCTACTTAACGAATCAAAGCAATATTGGATATGTCTCAAATATTCTGATGCAACTGGCGTTGATGCTTCAAATTATATTGTTTGGCAGTACGATAGCGCTGGTGCTTACGGGCAGCCGAGAGCCTTTTATGATGGTGCAACGTGGACGGTAACAAGCGGGGAAAGTCATTATATAGAAGTTTATAACGATGCTCTATTTGTGAATGAAGATTTGAGTTTCTTTGGAGTATTTAGATTAAATAATACTGTAAGTAATAATAATGCTATAGTGAGTTTTGGGTTGAAAGAAAAAAATGATAGGGTTAGAAGTACTCTCTGGATTCAAGCGAATTTAGATCTAAATAGTAGGTATATGCACTGCTACTCTTCTGGTATAGGTAGCGTGCCATTGAGAAAATTACCTTTGAACACTTTCACTTCTCTAGCAACTACGTTTTCTAAAGCAGATTCAACTGACAAATTTAAGGTATTTATGGATTCTGTTTTGCTGGATGCTTACAGCGGAAGTGCTGGTAGTGGTGTATATGAACCGCATCAACCTTTAGTAATAGGTGCTGGTAGGTATATGATTTCTTCTTTTTCTCAGTTTACGCCAATTACAGTAGGGCCAATAATTTTAACTAAATCTGTATTAACTCCAGTGCAGATTGGCAAATTGCATAATTATTGTCTTGGTTTACGTAAATACCAGGAGGCGATGTAAATGAATGCTTATTACTTAACTGACGTTGATAAAATCGAACAAGCAAAGCAATATGCTCCTACTACTGGTTTACCGAATCAACTTTTTCAGGTCATTGTTTCTCCAAATAACACCAAAGCTATAGTTCAGGCTGATTGGACTGACGTTGAAGCAATGAACTCCATTGGTACTTTTTTGGGAGAACTCCAGCCTGATGGCTCTGCGCCGCAGGCGGTGCATGAGGAGCTGACAAAACCAGAGTGGCAACCTATATTTAACTAACGGGTGACAAGAGGACCGGGGCAAAATTCCCCGGTCCATTCTCTTGTAGCAGGGGGTGATCTGTATGGCAATAGCCTTAGCGCAATATCAAGCGTGGGACGATGCAATTTCTGCGGATGATACGAGTCTCCTCGATGACACTACGGCCTGGGACGAAACGGCTGGTGGGGAAAACGTCTTGAACTACATAATGAACACCACCAGTTCCACAAAAAGCTATGAACGAACAGCTACGTTCTTGAGCGGCCCAATCGCCTTGCCGCCGGTGCGGATGAATTCTGCCAAGATCGAGTGGACCGAGGACAAGCCAGCAGGGACAAGCGTGACCTGTAGCATCGCGCTTTCTAAAGACGGGGGCAAAACATGGCAACTCTGGCGCAATGTGACCAACGGCGGTGCGATTCCCGGGTTGTCGCAGAAAGAAAATCTGGCGGGCTACATGCTGCAGGTGCGGTTTGATTTGGCGACTACTGATTACGCCGTGCGACCGTCGGTCAGTCAGTTTGTGGTTACTATCAACAGCATGAAAATAATTCGTTTCATGCCGGACGGACTAGTAAAGATAGATAAGACACTGGTACAAAATGCAAGCGAGGTATTCTAAAGGCAGGGGGTGGGAGTATTGTCTGTTTGCGATGTGCATGAAGAAATTCGCGACACTGTCCGGGACCACGAACGGCGAATCGTGGCCCTTGAGAAGGCGGATGCGGAATTTGCGGTGCGAATTGAGAATTTATGCAAGAAGCTTGAGGAGTTGACTAACTGGATAAAAGCCCTCGTTGTAGCTATCCTGGCTGCGACCGGGGGCTTTTTCATTTGGTACGTACAGTCACTTCCGAGGTAGGTGAGGGCCATGCGCGGCTTTTGGAACGACGAAGACGGCCTAACGGTAACAGATATCCTTGCTCTGGCCTTTGGTGCAGCCGCAATATTTGCCTATTTCCGGTATGGCGCTGTGGATACTAACTTTGCCGATATTTGTGTCGGGGCTGTTCTAGCTGCAGCGGGGCAGAAAGTAGGGAATGTTTTCGTAAGAAATAGGAGGGGAGGCGGCGGCAGTGGCACAATTTAAAAAACTATTTTTATCGCCTAATTGTCAGAACCGGCCGGGAAGAAAAATTATCCCTAAAGCGCTTGTGATTCACTGGACCGCCAATACAGGTAAAGGGGCAGGGGCTGTAGCCAACCGCAACTATTTTCAGAATACCAATCGTTACTGTTCTGCCCACTACATTGTTGATGACGAGACAATCGTTCAGTGTCTGCCCGAAGATGAAATGGCTTACCACGTGGGAGCCCGTCATTATCGCCCGCGGGCATTAGAGGAGCTATCAAGCTACCCAAACGGGTGCACTATCGGCGTTGAAATGTGCGTTAACTCTGACGGTGACTTTAACAGAACATATCAAAACACTGTGGAGTTGGCAGCAAACATTTTACATCGATATGGCTGGGGGGCGGATAACCTCTGGCGGCATCATGATGTTACCGGCAAAGACTGCCCCAGATTTTTTGTCCGAGATGACACGGCCAGGGCGTTCGGTTTTGAGAGCGCAGCTGCAGGCTGGGAAAAATTCAAAAGGGATGTGGAGGCGGTGCTTATGGCAGCATTTAGAGATATTGCTACTCATTGGGCCAAGGACGATATTGAATACCTGCACAATCTTGGAATTGTGAAAGGCGATGGCAGCGGCAATTTCCACCCGGATAAAAATATAACCCGGGCAGAAGTCGCTGTATTGATTGCGAGGACTTTGCGGGAGGTGAACAGGAAGTTAGCCGACCGGTAGTTGAAAACTGTTGGACAGGGAGGAATAATAATGGAGAATTTATTTGTTCATTTGCTTTATGATTTTCTGGTTTTGCTGGCAACCATAGCCGCGGGTTATGCGGTAGCCTGGCTGCGCAAGCGCCTGGGCGTTGAGGGTATGAAGCGGATTGAGGCGGAGCTAGCTACCAAGCAGGAGCTTGCGGCCCTTGCGGTCCGCTTTGCGGAGCAGGTCTACAAAGATCTGCATGGCGAAGAAAAGTATGAAAAGGCTGCCGATTGGTTGGCTAATCAAGCTGAAAAGCTGGGCCTAGATGTAACGCCGGACGAAATAAAAGGGCTTATTGAAGCAGCCCTCCGAGCATTTAAGGATGAGTTTGGTGAAGAGTGGGCCGAAACCGTGGGAAAGTCGGCGTAGAGCGCCGGCTTTTTGAACGGGTGATTTATCTTGCCAAGATAGGCTTGCAACAGGATGACCCGCGGGTTAGGCGGCAGCTGCTCAGTGAAATATGCTTATCCACAAGTGAATACGTTATGAAATGACCACGCTCCGCCTAGTGCGGGGCTTTTCTTTTTGGTACAATGTAAAATCTCTAAACTATTCGCTTTTTTTGCTGGCCTCGCCCGTGTGGCGGGGTTTTTTATCGATACTAAATAATTGTGGCTTTCATTGTTGAAATATGTCTTAATAAATTTTTGAATAAATGATGAGTTTCTGTTAATATTTTATTCATAAGACATCTTCTGCTTTAAAAAATAAAGTTGGTTAGTGATAATCTAATGATAATTATGATTGTTAGTACAGAAAGGAATGTTTTCATTGAATCTGCCAGTACTCGGAATTGTACTTCAATTCATCTTTTTCTTTTTCGGCCCCGTTTGGATATACTGTTTAATTAATATACCGAAAGAGATCCGAATCAATCCATACTGGACTATTAGCATAATTGGATCATTTCTGGTGATAGTCGGCAGTGCCATAATCATAATTCAAAAATATTTTAAACTATACTGGCTGCTTAATTTAGGACTTTTAAATCTAATCTTCGGCATGTTGTTTTTTTATATCGGATTTCTAAGTGTGAATATCTATCTTAAAAAAATGTACCAGCAGAAAAAGATAGACGCACTGACTGACTGCTTGACCGGCTTGCCGAACAAAAGAATGATGGAGATGATTTTACATAAAGAAATAAGTAGGTGTAAAAGAGATAATAGTTCTTTCTGTTTGATGATTCTTGATATTGATAATTTTAAAGTATTAAATGATACGCATGGACACCTGTTTGGAGACTTTGTATTAATAGAGATAGCCAAAACATTGGTTAACACCGTACGTAATTATGATACAGTATTCCGTTATGCAGGTGACGAGTTTGTAGTGCTTTTGCCTAACTTGAAAAAGCAAGATGCTTCGAGAATAGAAGAACGGCTAAAGAATAACCTAAAGAAGTTGAATAATAAGCTTCCGGTGGATATCGGGCTAAGTGTTGGTGCAGCTTGGTACCCATACGATGCTGAAAAAATAGAGGATTTATTTAGGATTGCCGATATCAGAATGTACGAGAACAAGCAAGGTAATAAGCTTAAATAATTTTTAGGAAAATATGCTAATATGTTTTAGTATGCAACTACCCGATAGGGTTGCTTTTTTATGATACAATTGTAACATCTCTAAACTATTCGCTTTTTTGCGGCCCCCGCCCGTGTGACGGGGTTTTTATTTTTCGGCTTCATTCATTCTGATGACTATATATAACTCCAAAATCACAAACAGCGTTATCAATATAGTTTTCGGCCAGTCCGGTAACCACGGTAACCATATGATAAATAAGATAACTCAACTTTCGCATAGCGAAATACTTAGTAAGCCCTTGATATATTTGGGCAAACTGGACAAAAACTTATCAAAAAGCTCTTGAAACTTTTCTTCGGTGAGGACAAGAACCTCCTGAACCGCGGATTTAAACAGTTCAATAAGAAGCAACAATGCGGAAGCAAATTGAATATCATCCAATTCGTCACAACAAATGTAAAAGAGCTCTCCCAAGGTACGGGGATCCTGGCTTTCTCTCGATTCAAGAGTCAAAAGCAGGTACCGGGCGAAGACGATGCTGGTATGAGCAAACATCATATCATAGGAACGGCCCTGAAATTCTTTGGCAAGCCGAAGATAGGATTTGGTCATCTTAAAGAATACCTCGATATCCCAACGTTTTCCGTAGATACGGATTACCTCTTCATCGGGCAAACTGACATCAGTGGTAAGGAGAGCCAGCCAATTTTGGCGGCGGTTACGGTCCCGAACAAAAACGATCTTAGCAGGAACCTCTTCGCCTTGTTCATTGTAGCCTAACGTGACGATGACAGAAGCGAGAATTTTTGCTTTGCCACGTTTTTTGCGAACTGATTTGTACAGGGCATTCAGGTTCAATTTTTCCCGTTATAGCCGTAGTACATCCTGGGCATCCCTTTGAGCATACAAATGACGTGTATCCCTTGCTCAAGCACTTTTAAAATCGTGGAAGGAAAGCTGAACCAACTATCGAACAAGACGTAAGAAGCCTGAACGCCGGAATCCAACGCTTGTTTGAGTAGATCAAGCAGGACATCCGAGGACTTTTGCATGCTTTCCTGGCGCCGTTTGTAGCCTACGGTCCGTTTGTCCATGCCATTGGACATTTCGACAAGGCGATTCTTTTTCTCATGGGAACTGAGCAACGAAAAGCATAGGGGAACAAAGGTATTTCCGTCTGACCAACCTAAGGTAAGCATGCGAAATCCACGAACAAACTTGCCGGTCGTATGGTCATACACTTTGGCAAGCAACTCAACGGCTTTGCTGCGTGCACGGGAAAATAGCGAATCGTCGACAATAAACACCTTCACGCGATCTTCACCGGTTAATGGGTCCAGTTTGCCCTTGATCAGACCGCCACTCAGTAACAGCAAAAACTTTCGCCAGTTATAGCGGCTGGAATTAATAAAGCGATAGACCGTATCTTTTCCTGGAAGATCCAATGATTCTTTCTTTTGCAGGGTTTGATATAGATTTTTCTTGCTAAACACCAGCAGAAAAAGGAATTTGAAAAGCTCAAGGCAAGTAAACCCGCACTCTTTCACAAAATTTGACTTCTTGAGCAGAGAGCCAATCC